GCCGTTGTTACTAGACCCTGAACAAATGATGGTCCATCGTCGTAAACAATTAAATCACTACGAGCTGGATCGATTGCTGATTGATTAGCAGGTACTGCTTTAATCTGAATGTATGAGGCGCCACCGATAATACTATCAACTTGAAGTCCAACAAGATTTACTATTCCTGTAGATGGAGCATAACTACCCACATTATCAACGAGTATTGAATTATCATCCGTACTAATTAATTGTAGTTTATAATCATTTAGTTTATTTCTTATTACACATGGTGTACCTTTATGAAAAAATCCACTTGATGTAATAACAAATGATTCTTCTTCAGGTTCTGAAATTGCTGCAACATATCTTAGCTCTACTGAATCATTAGATCCTAATGTTGGTATGTAACGTTTTTGCATCAATAATGATGCACGTGACGAAAGAACCGCAGTAGATACCGCATCAACTTCAGTGAGCAAATTAGATCTACGGAATGATTGGCCAAATAGTCCTGTGTTATTTGCAAAGTAATTTCTAACCGATGTTTCAACACGGTCCTGAATCTCTTGAAGAGATGACGATGTGAATTTAGGATTAAATTGAAATAAGACTTGTGACTCAATAAATGTTTTATCCGGATCTACGAATTTTAGATTAAATGAGATAACCGATAACTGTTTAGCAAGAGAAAGAATATCAGCTTTTGCTGCATCTACAACAGCTTGTGTTAATGTACTCTTAAATTCTATCGAAATAAAAACTGTTCCAAATTCTGGTTTTAATGCATCTTCGCC